CTATCCGTGCGCCGCTATTTCTCGTTCATCCCAGATTTTCATTAGGGTACGCCTTGATTCAGAATCCAGCATTTGTATCCGGCGACAAGTCCAGTTCTCGGCAATGTAATCAGCCATCTCTAGTGAGATAGGGTTGTTATCTGTTAAATAGGTTTCTAAAGCTGCTTCTGCCTCCAATAATGACAACCCTTCGATATCCCATTTTTGAATTCGTGTATAGCTAGTTGTAAACCACTCAATAGGTAAAGACATAGAATATTCCTTTTCTAATAATTCTTGTTGTTCTCGTTGGTGAAATTAGAATTAAACATCTAACTCATTTTGTAAAGAGAATATCTTAGAAAAACACAATAAAAGTTTATAAATATCTAAATCTATAATCAGATTCTATTTATAGAAGTGGTGCTATACATGCATTGCTATTTCTTTCGCTATAGCTTTGCAATATTGAATTTACATAGTCAATAGCTCGTTCCTGCCCTTGTTTTTAGTCCCAATACCTATAGAGAGTACGAAGGGGCTTGAAGTATAAGCGTGTGTATGTAATCTATCTTTAATATTCGTGAGGTTAATCGATTCTCGTAGTTTAAATATAGACTAGAGCAATAATGGCATCGAATATAACTAACTATATGTATGTTGAAAATTCTACTGTTTAAAATTAGATGTTAAACACTTCGTGTCTATGGGTATATAAATGAAAGCGATTTATAACCATAAAGATATAAAAGGTTAATTAAAAGGCTAGGGAATGGATAGATTACCTAGCCAAACTATTAATTTACTAAGCTGTCGATTAATTTCTTACAACAAGTATTTGTGAACGCCTAAACAGATAGTTCGGTTATTTTCAGCCTGATGTTTTCTGTTTACACTCCAGTTTCTTTAGGATGTACGCGTCGAAGTGCTATGACTTCGCTGAAGCGATAGACAATCGAGGTAACGTGTTCCTATAATTGGTTAAGTTGCTTGCTGTAGTTGTTTAGCGCTAAAAGAAAAGCCACGCAGCTAGAAAAGAAAGACTAAACAAGAGAAAACTTCGCCAGCCAAGTAGGTATAAGCTTGTGTTGAACAGTTAAGGTAACGAAGAAAGAAAGCTCGTTTCAATACACTTTAGTTAGTACGCTATGGAACTTGTATCCAAAGGCTGTAGCCATAGGATGAGGAAACCATTCGGTGCGACAGTTATTTGAATAATACTAAGCCCCAAGCTATGAGCCAAAAGTATATATCGGAACAAGCCAAAGGCTTTAACTCTATGAGCTAATCAGTATTGAAATGCTTCATCAGGCGTAAAATTTAATGACTAGGTAAAGAACGTGGTAACGTGAGAAGCTAGCAATATGGCGGGCTTTTTTGTATCTCATTGATACTAAGCCGACTATAATCTTAGTGCGCATTATGTGGTTAGGTTTATGTTGAGTGGTTTGCTTTGCCTACGTGCAGGAAAAGGTGGGCGAGAGAGTGGCTCATTGTCGGCGCGGTCGCGTCGTACATGCTAGGAAGGAGAATCGTTTTACAAACGTAGCCCGTAACATAAACCCTGTAATGCGCAGTTAGTGTAACTGCGCGTTATATGTATCTTAAAAATCACTTGTTAGATAAAGAACTATTTGCTCATCGCCTTCAGGGTCAAACCTTAAAGTTGCATCTACATTTTTCGTTCTTTCTCGCTCCCTAAATGCTGTAACCTGTTGTATTTTCTCCAGTTGGTATACTCGATTAGCATCATCAAACTTTTCACCACTTTCAGTAAAACCCAACACTTCCATCTCTGGGTTCATTTGTTCTAGCGCGCTAATCAATTCTTTAACTTTCATATGTCCTCATGTTGTATTAGTTGGTTGATTACAATCTATTGGATTATTTTCGCCTTGCTTGCCTCGACGCTTTCGAGACAACGACGGACTAGGAGGAGGAGCGCAAGCGGTGAGGCGAAAGCCACATACTTTAATAGTGGCTTTTACTCCCAATATGGTACTTATGCCTTAACAGTTAGCTGCCCATTTTCATCTATGTCGATCTTTTCAACGTAGTTATCGAGAAGAAAGTGAATCAATTCCGATTCTCTTATGAAATCTTTCTTTTTCATAGAAAGCTCAAAAGCTTTATTTTTCAATGCCTTGGCGTTCTCTGGTCGTATCCTTGCGTTCTCAATTAGCTTACCAACGTCTTTCATTTGTATTTCCTCGAATTGTTAAAACTCCTTTCTAACCAACTGCTTATATTGTTTGTTCTGTATATAAAAAATAAGGCGCTGTAATAATGTATTTTTGTTCGCTTGTATAATTGTATACACGTAGCACGTATCTTTGTAATGAAACTTGACAAGTAACATGTAGGAAATATACTGCGTGATGTAATGTAATTAGATACATGTATACAAATATCAGTGGATTGATTAAATGTTCGACTTTCTAGGCTTGAGAATTCATTTCAAAGACGCTTTCGTTACGCCAGTAGCGGTGGCTGATGACTATGAAATGCACATCAATTTTGATGACCTAGTAAGTCGTGGGCTACGTCTTGAGTGTTCAGTTGATGTTGATGAAGTAGGGGAAACCCAAATTTCATCATTACGTCACGCATGGGATTCAATACCTAGCTCGTATACAGGTATCGCGTTCAAGGTTTTTCAAGGGTCGGGATTTAAAAAGTGTGCTTGTGTTGAGCTTAAAGCTTCACCTGCGAAGGTCATGCAAGGTCATAACGTCTACGGCTCGGATTCTCTTCTAGAATGTTCAACGTTCATACTCGATGCGCTTAAAAAGTCGATGCCTGACTTCTGCGAAATGTTGGATTTCACCTTAACGGATGTGTTCCGTATGGACTGCACTTATTCTTTGCAGTTGGAATCGAGAGACCAGCTACAAGGGGCGTTAACGTCATTAACTCGTGTATCAAATAAATATCTTCGACCGTCCCGACAAGGTGAATTTGAGTCTACCGTCTACTTCAACAAAGACAAAAACAACCCGAACACGGGGAGAACAACATCACTGTGTGTGTATTCAAAGTTGGATGAAGTTCAACACCAACTCAAGCACCTTGAAAGCCTGAAACGCAAAGAGAAAACAAGCATTTACGACAAGGTGATTGATGAACTTTCATCACCTGAACTCAATGATTTTGCGACCAATAGACTGCGCTTCGAATCTCGCTGCATGTCTCGTTGGTTCCAGAAAAACAACATCCCTCAAAACCTTAAAGAATTGCTTCACTATGTTGATGCGTTCGAGTCTGAGTCAGAAATGTCATTCTGTCTTTGGGCTTGGCGTGACGCAATGAAGTACCTACTTGACGCTATAGAAGGTTCAACAATTTCTGTAGTTCATGACCATCACATCATGCAAAAGCTTCACGATATGTATGACACGATAGACAGTAGAGGCAAGAAGCGAACGGCTCACGCTCTACGATTGTTTTCTGTGTATGACCGCTTGAAGCACTCGACTTACGAACAGGTCAAAAACACTATGTCAAAATCCTCCTTTTATCGCGCTATGACTGAGCTTCAAAGCATTGGTCTGGCGAAAGAACAGCTTCAAAATCTGCATGTTGATGAGCATGTACCATTAGCTCAAGTGCTCACTTTTGATTTTGAAAATCAAAAACCTGATAACTATCAACGACCTGATACAAACGGTATCGATACACCAGACAAGCTTTTTGCTTATCTATCTGGTGACAGTATTGAAACCGTTACGTTGTCAGAGCTAGATAAAATCAAAGATTCTTTGGAATCGCACAACATGCCAAGTCTTTACGCTAGAGCACTGCAAGCGGGTCGTGAGGTTCGTCTATCTCAAGATACGTCTGTGTCATTCGTGCTCTATGACGATGGAACGCATGATCTCGTTTATCACTCGCCCGGCAATAAGCATAAGTCGATAGATTTAAGCCCTAGCGCTTGGTCTGCTGCAAATCAATAAGGAAACACAATGGAAAACAAAATCGCAATGACCGTATTCAATCAGAATTTTGGGACTATGGACCAAGATGACGGTTCAAAAATGGAGTGGGCTAACTGCCAAACGCTGACGGATTTTCAAGTTAACGGAAATAAGTGTGGTTGTCAGATTGGTAAGGTTGCCGTAGTGACAGATAACCACTTTGCCGTATCAAAACAGTTAAAAGCAGAGCTAGAGGCGGCTCAAGCTCCGATTGAAATCATTGGTTCGGTTGGGATGGGTGTGGTGCAGGGCAAATCCACATTTGTACTGAAATCATTTGAAATAGCTAAGGCTAATAAGCATGGCTAGATGTTTAGTTATTGGAGTTGATAACTACTTAAAGGCTGAAAACCAGCCTTTAACAGGATGTCAATTTATAGCGATGGAATATCAAGACTATCAGTTACTTAATAGTCTTTCTTCGTCAGTTGGTTCTGACATCACAATTGATTCAGATGTCTATGTAACAGTGACAGGTTACTTGTTGTTGTCGTTTGTATCCGGTCACGTTCTTGGACGAATACTTAAAACTTTTGGAAAAGGTTAACAATATGAAAAAGTCTATTCTTGCAACATCTCTAGTAGTAACTTCTGGCGCTGCATTCGCTGATACTTCGGCAGTCACAACGGCAATCAACACAGCGGTTGCATCAGGTCAAAGCAACTACGGTCTAGTGGTTGTTGGCCTCATTGGCCTTGCTGCACTTGGCTTTGGTCTTCGCATGATTGTAGGCGCAATGCGCTAAATTGTGGATGCAAACACGATAAGTCAAGTTATCTCGTATGTGTTTGGTATCTCAATGTCGATAGCTTTCATATACGGGGTATATACTGGAATCAACGCATCCTAGTGGTGCGTTTTTTTATGGGGGTAATATGAAGAATGCTCTATTGATAGGCGTGTTCATGTTTCTATTCATACCTATGCCATACGCCAACGGCTCAAGTTGTCCATACGCAAGCGGCACGGTTGCTTTTGAGGGATACGATACCGTTCCTCAACCGATTTGCTTAAATGGCTGTTCATTCATTCTGGTGTCACCCGGTGGCGGTTGTGCTCCAGATTTACAATACTGTTGGGCGAGTGTTGAGGCTGAACAGAAGTCATGTGAAGGAACAACGGCAGGGTCAACGCCTGATTTTGATACTGATTGGTCTAATAGTGGCGGTGGTAACCCGACCGATAATATTGAAATTAACCTTCCTGCACCCGTGTATGTGTCCTGTCCTCCTGGAACACCAAACTCTGAATGCTTCCAGAACGATAGAATGACGGACGTTGCAAATTTAGCCAGTAACCTTGCTGATGTAGCAAAAACCCTTTCTTTGCGTGGTATGCCTGCCAGTCAATTAGCCAACCAAATAAAACAGTTGAGAGCATTTAATCAGTCAGATAATGGTCAAATGATTGATAAGTTAAATTCTTATATTAACGCATCAAATAATATGGTTATCGACGAAACCGAAAGAAAGAATTTACTTATTGAGCAAAGGCTAAACAAAAAAATAGCAGCCAGTAAAACAGAATTAAAAGAAGATATTGCAGCCGTTGAAGGCGTTGACGAGGAAACAAAAAAGAAAATAGAAGACATGTCAATGAGAATTACTGGTCTAACACCAATAATGATGAGCGCAGCATCTAGAAATGATATAAACGGTGTGCTGACACATTTATTTTCAATGATGGATACTCAAGCGGAAATCAAAGGTGAAGCAACAGCCGCTAAAAAAAGTGCAAATAATGCTAAGAATAGCGCTAATAAAGCACGTACTGCGGTCGAACAATTGTCTACGAACTTTGATGCAAAAATGACAAGTCTCAATGGGGATATATCAGCCCTAAACACGTCACTGGAAGGTCTACAAACCTCGATTGATGGGCTAGGTGATGGCAATTCCGACATCGATATGTCAGGGGTTGAGGGCGGTTTGTCTGAGATTAAAGGCGCAATTGGTGAAACAAATGGATTACTGCGCGGTGACGGCCTGACTGCGAAGGGAGGCGGTGAGGGCATCCTAGATTTGAAGAAAGGCATGTTCTTCTCTGAGGCTGACAAGAAGCTGGTCGAGGATGAAACGACAGCGTTATTGAGTCAAATTCCCGAAGAAATCCAAAAGTTCAAATCCCTGTTTAATCTAGGAACGGACGGGTTTCAAAACGGTCGTTATCAAGATCATTTCTTTGAATTTTCAGTACCCAATCAAGGTAAGTTTTCAGTGAAAAGTGGCGTATTTCCGGCTCTACTTGAAAACTCTGGATTGATTCAAACCATTATTATTTTTCTTGCAACTCTGGCAGGAATACGAATGTTAGCGAGGGATTAAAATGGAATTAATATATAACTTATTAGGCTGGATAAGTGATGCGTTTGCATCGGTATTAGACTTTATTGAAATGATTCCCACCATGTTAGAAGAATCATTTGCTTATTTGCAGTTAGTTTGGATTAAGCTCAAAGTGTATTGGTACATTCAATTTATACAGTTATCTTATACCACTGCAACGATATTATTGTCTGAAATTGGCTTTAATTCCGCGCTAACAATGGCGTTCAATTCCTTACCTAGTGAAGTCCGTTTTTATGCCTTTGCCTTTGGGCTACCCAAGGCATTAAGTATTTATGCAAACTTCTTCACGACGGCTTTTGTAATGCGAATCTCAAGGATGTAATGACATGGCGGTAACAATTAGAACAGGGGCAAATGGCTCTTACAAGTCGGCGTATGTGGCTTACTTTATCATCTTCGAGGCGTTGAAAGCGGGTCGGGTAGTGGTGACCAATTTAGAAGGAATGGAACCGCTTGAAATCATCGCACAACGGTTTGATATCGAGTTCCCAAGCACCACTAAACTGATACGGATATTCTCTCGAGACAATGACGGTGTTGAGCTTTGGCAGCACTTCTTTTGTTGGTGTCCTCTTGGGGCTTTGGTGGTCATTGATGAGTGTCAGGACTTATTTAGCCCTAAAGTGGGCTTTGATATGAAGAAAGTCAAAAACAGGCCATTATCAGACTTCTTACCCATGCTGCCCGAAGGTTACGAAGGATTTTTTCATTCTCGGCATATCCCCGTCGATATGAGCAGTTTAAACCCTGCTGAAACCGACGATAGAGGTGTTGCAGAGTATGACGAAAACGGGCGCATTATCTATCCGTTGACCTTCAATGAAGGGTTTATGCGACATCGTAAATACAACTGGGATATTGAATTGTTGTCACCATCTTGGAAGCAAGTCGATACAGGTATTAAAGAATGTGCTGAACAGGCATTTAGACATAAAAACCGTGATGGAATGTTCCCTTGGACGCAACGAAAACCTTATATCTACAAGCATTCTACCGATGTTGCGACCGCCAGTATCCCTAAGAAAAAAGACGGCAATTTGATTAGTCAATACGTTCCGCTAGAGGCGCATCTACTTTACAAATCGACAGGAACGGGAAAGACCACCACATCTGGCGGTAAGAATATGCTTTGGGCTAATCCCATGTTTTGGGGTGTGGCCTTATTAACTTTGTTATGTATGGGGTATTTTGTTTATGGATTTGCGAGTCTTTTTGTTGATGACACTGCGGAAAATCAGATTGTGGAAGCGTCCAAGGTTGAATCTTCCAATCTGGCCAGTACTGAAAAAGATCATTCGAGTGTTAATGATTTACCTAATGGTCGGGATAGTCATTCGGCTAGTAACGATGGGAATAGCACGATTGTTAATGTAGCACCTGATTTTCTCGGCTTCGATGGGCTTCAATCACTGTACATGACAGGCTATGTGGTCGGCATCAAAACCAATCGATACACCAAACGAAAAGAGATCCTTTCAACGGTTAGCTTACTGGCAAAAACGTTAACCGGTGACTTTGTTCTGAATGACAATTATCTGAGAGCTCGGAACATCAGATACACGGTGTTGAGTGAATGTCTGCTTGAGCTGCGTTACAACAACAAGATTAAACTCGTAACGTGTCCACCAAAGCAAAGAGAGATAGCCCAAGCCGATAGACCACAAAATGCAGAAATCAGTTTGTTTTAATGGTGCTCGTTCTGAGTTGTTGCAAGGCTTCATCTTGCAATAACTTAGGAGGAGCCGACAAGCGGAAAAACAGTCAAACATTTCCAATCAATCAAATCCGCGCGTCAGAGATACAAAAGTTTCCCACGGGGAAAGTCCATTACCGAAAAGAGTTTAGTTCGACGTTTAATGTACCTTGTACTAATGTAAATAAAGAAAAACTTAACCACGGGTATGGTAATGAAATCATTAATTATTCTTACGTTGGGTCTAGCTTCTACGATGGCTTATGCATTAATGCCATTGAAGGATGAGAAAATTATTGAGTTAGCGAAAGTATCAATGGAGGAACACCTACAGGAAGAAGGTTTGACGATTGATGACGCAAAAGTAGCACTGGCGTTTAAAGATAAATTCGACAAGGTGACCGTTTATTTTGAAGTCGACGAACATCACGGAGAGCCTGAGATTTACGTCGTGATTTGTCGAGACAATAAATGTTACTTGAATTACCGATAA